AAGAACGTCACTGATTCGGTGCCGTCGTTCTTGTACGCTTCTCCGCTTGAAGAACTCGCTTGGACAGCCAGCCGCACGTTGATGCGTGCCAGCCGGTCGATCTGGTCCATACCGCCGACATTGCCGCCTGCCGCAATCTTGTCCCTGATCCACGGATATTGAGCCTTGAGCTTGTTGACCCCTACTTCGTGCTGATAGCGGCACCAGCCCATCTCCTCCTCTTCGTCGGCCATGAGCGGGACTTTCCATTCAAGTTTGCCGCCGACGAAAGTTACTTCACGACGGGCCGGTGATTCACCGCTTTCTGCTCCCATAGCAGGCGCATTATTCTCTTGCGTCTCATCCTCGCCGCCAGCCAACTCCGTCTCTGGGGTAACGCCTTCAGCTTCCGGTGCACCATAGACAGGCTCCTGTCGGTTCGGTACTTCTGTTCCCCATCTGGTCTGATCCGCGACCGTATAGGTCAGGAAACCAACGCGGTCATCGGTGCAGAAATAACCAGCGGATTTCTTGACCACGCTTTTTAGATTCGCCTGATGAATGAACACTTCCAGGAACTTCTCAGCCTCTTCCGCCGCCGCCTGATCCATGGGGTCTTCGTCATCAACCGGCGCAACCGTCGTTCCGGGTACTTCGCGGCTCAACAGCGCAGTAATCTTCTTGTGCCGCGCCCCAAAGACGTTGCACGAAAATAGCTTCATTGCGTTACCAGCGGCCATGATCGAAGCCGCACCGCTCGTGCCAGACGATCCGCCGAACATCCCCCAGCCCTTCCAGCCAACATTCAGGAACTGGTAATTTCTGCGGAATAGACGCATCTCCCACGCCTGCAACACTTCCCAGATACGCGCCGCCGCGTCACACCGATTCACGTTCTGTGTCATCTGGTCGATTGCGGAGACGTACTCACCCAGTTCATCAGGGCCGTAAATAGGCTCGGGCGAGCACATCCACGGCGCGATCTTGCCGGGAACGTAGCCTTCTGGAAATGACAATGGACTAAGGCGCGGACCAGCTTCTACTTGCTCGTCCTGCTCGGTATCGGGAGGGTTCAGCGTCGTGTCAGGCATTAGCTTCCGTGGTGCATCGCCTTGAAGCCTTTGGCGCTTGCTTTACGTCTCCGCAACAGCGGCGAATCGCCCGGATGCGGCGCGAGTTTGCCAGCCGGTATCTTTTCGCCCTCCGGCACATGCAGCATCGCGTGCAGAGCGCCGGGTTTCTCCTCAAAACTGCCCTTCTTGCCCAAATCAACAGTCTTTGTGTGCATCGTTCTCTCCGGTGGATGCTCGCCTTTGCTGGCGGCGTTCCATTCAGATACTCCCGCGTCGCCCAGCGCACGATGGCCAGCGGGAGAATTACCCCATCGACGCTGGGCGGCACTTACCCAAGGCATATTAAGCCGTCTGTGCGATCGAGGCCGTGAACACTACGCTCGTGGTTCCAGGCGTCAGCGTCACGGTCAGCGGAGGCGTGGTCACGGTCGAGCCATCCGGTGCGATGGTTGACGCAGCGGCCTGGAACGATGTGCCGGCGTCGTTCGACGGTACGCTGTAGACGGCGCTTGTCGTGTCGGCGCTGGGCGCGATGGTCACAGTGGGATCGCTGCAACTGTACGTCCACACCAGTGTGGGTTGGGGAACGGCAGCAACGCCATTTTCGAGCAGCGTTGCCGCGAATGTGCCGGTTGAACCGGCGTTGATGTTTCCGATTGCCATGGTGCCCTCCTGGGCTAAAACTGCGGTGTAAACGACCCTGATTTCAAGCAGATGCTCAATGCGCTCGATCTTCCGATGATCCTCGCGGAGCAGCCGCAGAACTTCCTGTTCAAAATGGCTCATTTCTTTGGCGAGACCTTTGCCGGAGGCGCGGGCGTCCATTCCTTCTGAGCGTTCGGGTCTTTCGGTTCGAGCGCGGAAATGCGCTTGTCGAGCAACTGGAAGGTGGCATCGATGTCCACCGCCTCACCCTTCATAACCAACTTCATAGGGTTCTCCTTTGGCTCAAAGGCTAGTATTCCGCCTCGTCGCCGTCTGGCTCAGAGTGCTCACCGCCAGCCAGCTTCTTCGCGTGCTCGTGCGCCTTCTCGGCGCTCTCATGGTCTGATTCGTGGTGATGCCCGTCGGGATGCTCGCTCGTGACGTGATGCACGCCAATCTCGTGCTCGTGATGAATCGCCACATCAGTAGCGGGTCCGTGTTGCTCGGCAATGGCCGCGCCGTCCTCCGGCTCCTGGCCCTGCATCTCTTCCGGCTCGGCGGTCATGGGTTTTGCGGGTTTCTTCTGCGGCTTGTTGCCGCTTCCGACTGGAAAGTTAAACTGCGCCATCTTGATACTCCTTTGGTGGAGGTGTGTTCTGGAGATTGTGAAGCGCCATCGCTTCGACAGTTTCCCATGCAAGCACGGGGGGCGTAAACTCGCGCGGCTGGCCGACATGCTCGTTAATCATCCGCTGTTCGATGCGGTTTAGCATCCCCAGCAATGCTTCGTGGCGCTGCTTCTCGCGCAGTTCAAGCGCGTTCAGCATGTCTTTGTCGGGGAGAGCTGCTAGATCGGCAAACCAGCGCGCGATGCGTTCGCTCAGTGGACGCGCTGCTTGTCCCTGAAATAAGTGCGCAAGCCAGCGCACAATGCGCCGCAGAAGATTGCGGGATCGGTCACGAAGCGCCATCGCGTTCATCTTACACCTTTACTCCCAATAGGCAAGAGGCTGTTTTTCTTTCTGGCGACGCTCGGTCTCTCTTAGTCTCTTAAAATGCTGCTCCATCGGGTCGGGCGTGTTCGCGATTTCCTCAATTAGCGATTCCTCGCGCGTCTTTGGGGTTGGTGTCACCCCGAACGTCATCGCCAGCATATCGCCGCAATCCGGCGAAGCAAGACCACGCGATTTCATGTCATCTTTGCGCTCAAGCTGAATCTGGTTCTTGTTTGAATGGAAGTATTCTGGCCCGGTCAGATCAGCCTCAAGCTCGGGATCGTCCGGTATTTCGCCCGTAACCAGCCAGTCGCGCATCTTTCCCCATACTTCAGCGCGGCGGTTGAAATACATGAACCCGTCCCCCGGAACTGCGCCGCCGTGAAATTCTTCGATCCTGAACCATTTTGGTAACTGGCTCCCAACCGCTTTCTGCCACGCTTCCGGCAAATAGACGCGAACGTAGTCTGTTACCCCGCCGCCGATGCCGTCTCCGTCAACCACGCAGGCTCGGGGTTGCTCCTGGATGATCCGCATGATGACCTGTCGCCCGACTTGAATGGTGTCCCAGCCGCGTATCTTGTCGAGCGTCTTTGCCCTTAAACCCTGCCTCCAGCCAATAACCGTCTGATCGTCGCCAAACCGCGCTACGTCTACGCTCAGTATCTTGTACGCCTTCGTCTGGTCTCCAACATCACGCTTTCGGGCGTCCGCTACCACGTCGCCAGCGATGAATTGCGAACTGCCGGCCCTCGGGAACTCACCCCTTACTCTGACTCGAACAAAGTCCGAATCTTCGCCATAATCGGACACCCAGCCGTTGATGAGCGTCTTGTTTGTCCCAGGTACCGTCCGTGAGTCTATTTGTTTGGTGATCCAGCGATGCTTAAAGCGGCCAAAACACTCGCGAAAACGGCCTGTATTCTGCGTCGGATTGCCGAATGCAAGCCAGATAATCTCTGTGTTTTCATCAGTTAACGCTCCTTCGGTCACTTCCCATATCTTCGGCGGAATAGCTGAGGCTTCGTCGTAGACAACCACGATGCGCTTGCCGATGTTGTGCAGGCCAGCAAACGCTTCGGTATTGTTTTCAGACCATGTTTCCCGATCAAGACGCCAGTGATCCACATGGCCTGCTTCTTTGGCGAAGATACGCGTTGCTGTCTGGTTCCACCAGTGCGCGTTAATCGAGCGTTTGAACCATTTGGTAATCTCGGGCCAGGTCTTTGTGACAAGTTGCGCTTCGGTATTGGCCGTGACCACGACGCGACAGTCATCGCATGTACTCATCGCCCAATTGATAACCATGGCAATCTCGGCCGATTTGCCGATTCCATGACCGGAGGCTACGGAGATGAGCAGCGGCGTATAGCGCGTGGCGGGATCGCGAAGATGTTTTCCGATTGTGTCGAGAACATCAGCCTGCCACTCGTAAGGACCGAAGTAGTCCTCTAACTCGCCATATCCCCAGGAATACGCAAATCGCACAAATCCAAGGGGATCGCGCGGATACTTTGCGACCTCTTCAATCAGTTGCTGGCTGGGTTTCATTCCTTGCGCGCGCGATTCAAGCGGTCTGCAATGCTAATCTCCACCGGCCCCTCGCCGTCCGCGCCGGTAAGGGCGAGGCGATCATTGTACTTCTTTGGCTTTGCGCCCTTGAGCAAGAAGATCATCAGCGTATCGCTGTATTCCTGGACGTGACCGACGAGTTCACCGCCTTGGAACACAGGCTTGGGCGTACCATCTCGAGCACGGCGAACTGCCTCTTCCTCGAGCAAATCTGCCGCAACATCGAGCGATTTCTGCCATTCGGCGGCGAAGTCTTTGTCATCATCGCGCCACTCATAAGCAGAAGTTCTAGCTAACCCGCTCAGTTCACACGCTTTAGTGACATTACAAGTAACTTTCAATTGCTCGAGAAACTCCGCGCGCGTTTTAGGAGTCCGAATCGTGCGCGGATTGTCGC